AGGACCAGTTGACTTGATTCTTATAAAAGATAATAAAATTACTCTTGTTGATGTAAAATCTGTAAATCAATTAAAGGGAAGAGAAAAAATTTGTATTATTAATAAACTTACTCCAATACAAAAAAAGTTAGGAGTTATCTTGTTAGGTGTGCATGAAGGTAAACTTTATTGGGAAAAGGAGATTGAAAATGATTAAAGTTGGCGATAGAATAAAAGTTATAGACCAAGAAATCTATGGTATTGTAATTCACGACTATGGAACAGAGGTAACGATTGAAGATGAAGATGCTGATTTATTTAATTGTCTTGAAGATAAGTTATTATGCTTTAAAAAATCAGAAGTAGAGGAGATTTAAAAATGGCACTTTATAAATTAAAAGTAACAAAAACAGATAATAAAGGAGATAAAACAATGACAAAATATTATAGTAAAAGTAGAGGTGAGTTAATTTATGTGGCAGAGATGTCAGATGTCCATGTTCGTAGAGCATTTATCAAGATGCTAAATGATGATGCTAGGCATGATGAACTTGTTGCATTAGAGGGAAGTGTTAAACTATTAACACAAGATAACAATGCTTACAAACAAAGGATTAGTGAACTTGCAGAGGAGAATGAATTATACAAAGAAGAAAATGCAAGGCTTAAAGAACAGGGCAATCATTATCATTATTCTCCAACTGATGCACAAAAAATAAATGATGCTTACAGAATTTTGTTTGATAATAATGAGGAGTTATTGAGTATAAATAAAAAGTTAAAACAAGATTTAGAGAAGTATTCTGATAGTCCTTATGCAGTAAAAACATTTAGATTGTTTAGTAAGATACCAAATACAAAAGAGAATGAGGATATGTTAAACCATTTAAAACAATACCTAGATAAAGATGAAATTAAAAAAATGAGGTGGAGAGGACAATGTATTAATAGAGAAAAGTATTCTCTTAAAGAAGTATCCACAGATAGAGGTATTGATAAAAAAGAACATGGAAAATATCTAAAGGTATTTATAGATGTTTGCTGAAGCATTAGTATGTCTTGCCCTAAACATTTACCATGAAGCAAAGAATCAGAGTTTCGTTGGTCAAATGGCAGTAGCACAAGTGGTAATGAATAGGGTACAAGACAGTAGATTTCCTCACACAGTTTGTGAGGTAGTCAAACAAGGTCCTACATACTCTTGGAAAAAAGATTTCCCTGTAAGAAATAGGTGTCAATTTAGTTGGTATTGTGATGGCAAAAGTGATAAGGTTAGAAATGAAAGTGCTTGGCAAACTGCTACCTTAATTGCAAAGGGAGTATTGAGTGGCAACCTAGATGACTTTGTTGAGGGTGCTACACATTACCATGCTACATATGTAAACCCAAGTTGGGCAAGTAGTAAAACTTATGTAACAAGAATAGACGACCACAAGTTTTATAGATGGGAGATGAAATGAATTATCAAACACCAAGACCTGAAGGCAAAGTATGGGAGAAAGCCACACTATATAAAATTTATGTCATGGAGCAACGATTACCTATCTGTGGATATAGAAGTGTGTGGGCTATCAAAGGTAGAAAATGGGTTCGTTGCTGCGAGCCTATTTCTTGGAAAAAGTTTCGTATGAAACTAGAAGATTTTAACAATGTGATACGAAAGGATACTAACAATGAAACTTAATATTCTAATTAAGAAATATTATTCTTCTAATGATTTCAATATGTTAAGAGATAAATCTAAACAAGATTATAAGTATTTTCTTAATATATTAAGTCAAGAATTTGGTTCACAAACTTGCGAACAAATTACAAGCAAGCAAGCAAAACACTCATACGAAGAGTGGGTCAAGAGAGGAATTACATTTGCAAATTATTTATGCACTTGTTCTTCGAGAGTGTTTAGGTATGGTATTGATATGGAGTATGTAATTAATAATCCTTTTGGAAACATCAGAAGAAAAACACCTATACAACGAAAGGTAGTTTGGACAAGAGAAAACATTAAACAATTTCTTGATGCTTGTTATTCTGATTTTGATTATAGAAATATAGGATTAATTGTGCAGATGGCATACGAGTGGTGTCAAAGAATAGGGGATATGCGATTATTAAAATGGGATAGTTTTGATTTTGATTCGCAGAAATTACATTTAGAACAAAGTAAGAAGCGAGCAGAGGTATTTTTACCCATAAGTGATGATTTATTTGAGATGTTACAACAACAGAGAGAGGAGTTTGGTTTTCAAGAGTATGTAGCACCGAGAGTAAAGCCTATTGGTGGTGTATATGAGCCTTATGGTCTTACTTATTTGTCTAAAATGGGTAGAAAAGCAATCAACATGGCAAATTTACCATCAGAGTTACGATTAATGGACATCAGACGTACAGGAACTACAGAAATGGTTGAAGCAGGAGTGTCTATGGGTCAAATTATGTCTGTTACAGGGCATACAAACCCACAATCTGTTAAACCTTACATGAAAAATACTTTTAATAGTGCAAATAATGCCTTGACCACACGAAATATGTATGGTAAAAGCAATTAACTGCCGCAGAGGAGTGATATACGTATGAATATAAATAATATTATAGAAGATATACAATTAAGTGTAGGCGAAACAAAAAGAATGAACTGTCCTAACTGTAATGGGTATAAAACATTCACAATTACTAATAATGCAGGTGCTATTTTATGGAATTGTTACAAAGTTACTTGCAATATTAAAGGTAAGTCGAGAGTGCGATTGACTGTAGATGATATTCGTAATACAAATAAAGTAGTTCAAGAAAGAAAGTTTGTGTTGCCTGAATACATAATACCAATGGAAGAAAATCATTTACCAAAATATTTTTATGACATTGATACATCAGATATTTTATATGATGTAAAAGAAAATAGAATAGTCTTTCCCATTAGACATGATGGGGAGATTGTAGATGCAATAGGCAAAGCAGAAAAGAGATTACCTAAATGGAAACGATATGGTAAAAGTAATATGCCTTATGTTTCTTGGTCAAGTTTGACGCAGACTTGTGTGTTAGTAGAGGATTGTTTTAGTGCTTGTGTTGCTCAACAGTATGGAGTAACAGGAGTAGCTATATTAGGTACAAGTTTAACAGAAACACATAAACAATTCTTATCAAATAGAATGAGTAGAGTTATCGTTGCATTAGACCCTGATGCTTTACAAAGAAATCTACAAATAGCAAGGGAGCTACGAAGTTACATAATAGAAGTAAAAGTTTTAAGGTTGACAGATGACCTCAAATATCGTAAAACAATAGACATAAATAAATTACAGGAGTTAGTATGGAATTAGCATTAATAAGAAGTTTGATGGACAAAGAGTTCTATGACAATCATAGAGGTTCTAAATGTCCATCTCGATTATTTAGTAAAGATGTAAGAAAGATAAAGGCAACGATTGATAATGCTATGGATAGGTATAGTAGAAATATTACACCTAATGAAATCGAAGCATTGTTTATGGCAAACAATTCTACACTTACAACTGCACAGAAAGAAGCATACTCACATCTGTTTCAACAGATTGTAAAAGAAAAACCTATGGGTGCTGATGTAGCACAAGATGTCTTATCTAAATTATTCCAACAAGTAATTGGAGAGGACATTGCTAATATAGGTTTTGATATGGTCAACGGAACTGCAACAAGTTTAGATAATTTACGTAATATACTTGAGCAGTATGGTGATGACTTTATTCCCAAAATGAAAATAGAATGGGATGATATTAGTTTTGATACCTTAATGAAATATGCTGACCAAGAATATAAATGGAAGTTTAACATACCCTCTCTAGTTAGGAAAATAGAGGGTGTAAGTGGGGGTTTATTAATTGAGGTAGGTGCTAGACCAAATACAGGTAAAACATCTTTTCATGCTAGTTTAATAGCTGGTCCTAATGGATTTGCATATCAAGGTGCAAAGTGTGCTATATTATGTAATGAGGAAAGTGTGGAGAGAGTGGGATTGCGATACTTGCAATCATCTAGTGGATTATCTTTAC